CCCCGATCCTTTTCTAACCCACAAAACACCTCGATCGCTCACGATCAGACTGGATCGATTTGATCAACCTTGAAACAGGAGAGATAAGCGTAGATCAGGCTCACTTAGGATTAGGAGGTGTGCAAACACCCCGTATTCATTCAAAACTCAATGATCTGCCGTCTAAAGGTCAAGAGATGATCGATTTTGCAGCTGAGATTGGCGTTCAGCTTATGGATTGGCAGAAGTTTGTTGCAATTCATGCTCACAAGGTTAAAGAAGATAACCGTTGGGCAACAACCGAAGTGGGATTGTGCCTTAGTCGCCAGAATGGAAAGAGCACATTGATGATGCTCAGAATCCTAACTGGCATGTTTGTCTGGGGCGAAGGATTACAGCTTGCATCAGCTCACAGATTGACAACTTCACTTGAAACCTTTAGACAGATTGTTGCATTGATTGAACAACATCCAGAGCTTGAAAAGGAAGTAAAGAAAATCCGATGGCAACATGGAGCAGAAGAAATAGAGTTGTTTGGAAATAGACGCTTTGTTGTAAAGGCTGCAAACAATGCTGCGCGAGGGTTGAGTAAACCTGAAACGATACATATGGATGAGTTGCGTGAATATAAAGACGAAGATGCTTGGTCATCAATGCGTTATTCAATGATGAGTGCTAAGAATCCGCAAGTATGGGTTTATAGCTCGGCTGGCGACCAACATTCAGTAATTTTGAACAAATTGCGTGAGAGGGCATTGGCATCAGCTACAACCAATGACCCGATTGGGTGGTTTGAGTGGAGTGCCGAACCAGATGCGCCGATCCACCTTCCGTCAGGCGATATTAACTGGTCTGCATTCGCTCAAGCCAACCCGTCGCTTGGAATAACAATTCATCCAGATAACATTTTGGCAGCAATCAATGATCCACCAGATATTGTCCGAACTGAATTACTTACCCAGTGGGTTGATACAATAAACAGCGCAATTGATCCGCAAAAGTGGGCGATGTGTCAGATTGATCCAATACCACTGGATCCCGAACAACCTACTTGGCTTGGTTTGGATTTGTCGCCTGATAGAAAGTTTGGTGCATTAGTAGCTGCACAAAGAATGTCTGGAGAAAGATTTTATGTGCAATTGCTTCACACTTGGTCAAATGATTACAGCTTAAACGATTTAGCAGTTGCCAACGATATTGCACCTTATGTTAGAAAATACAACACACAAACTGTGGCTTTTAGCAAGAGGACAAGTCAGGCAGTTGCATCAAGGTTAGTTCCTGCTGGAATTCAGGTAACTGACATGGATGGTGCCGTTTACGCAGAATCTTGCGACCGATGGCTCGGAGCAATTAACTCGCATAGGTTGCAGCATTCGGGGCAAGAAGAATTGACACAGCAAACCTTGTCAGCTGCAAAATTGCCATATGGAGATGGATCGTGGATTATAGGAAGAAGGGCAAGCAGGGTTGCAGTTTGTGCCAGCGTTGCAACTGCATTAGTTTCGTATTTTGCGACACAAGTCGAAACAGAGGTGGACATTCAAGTCGGATAATTTGTATTTATGGTATATTATGTGCTAATGGGATTATTCGACCGATTTACCGCCAAATCAAATCAACCAAATTTACAAGTTGATGTTGCTGCTGCATTAGCACCTTACAACGCTCAGCAATTAGTTGGCGGAATTTTATTTGGAACAACAACTGCAACGCGTGAACAATATATGGCAATTCCTAGCGGAGCACGCGCAAGAAATATAATTTGTTCAACAGTCGGATCTTTACCGCTTGAACAATATAATCATTTTACAAATGAACATATAAGACCAAATCGTGTAATTATGCAACCAGATCCAAGAGTTGCAGGTTCTGCTATCTATGCATGGTTAGCGGAGGACATTTTGTTATACGGCGTGGGCTATGGAATTATTTTGGATTCCTACTCATCAACTGATGCTTCAAGAATTAGAGCATGGACAAGAGTTGCACCTAACAGAGTATTTGCATCATTAAATGGTAATTCAACTGAAATCGAATATTACACAGTTGATGGTAAGCGAGTGCCACCATACGGATTAGGTTCATTAATTGTATTTAACGGATTAGATGAAGGAATTCTTAATCGCGCAGGTCGCACAATTAAAGCTGCCGCTGAATTAGAAAAAGCAGCTGAAATGTATGCTAAAGAGCCAATGCCACAAATGGTTCTTAAATCAAATGGAACAAATTTAACTCCAGAAAGAATTACAAAATTATTAGAATCATGGAGAGTGTCAAGATCAACAAGAGCAACCGCATTTTTAAATGCTGATGTTGAATTACAAGCATTAGGTTTTGATCCTGCCAAACTTCAACTCAATGAAGCCCGTCAATACCTTGCTCTAGAAATTAGCAGAGCAAGCGGAATACCTGCAAGTTTCGTATCTGCTGAAACTACTTCAATGACTTATTCAAACATGACTGCTGAAAGAAAAGCATTAATTGATTTTTCATTACGACCAATTTTAACTGCAATTGAACAAAGATTATCTCAATCTGATTTCTGCCCTAACGGAATTGAAACTCGATTTGACATAGATGATTTCTTGAGAGGTTCAGCATTAGAGCGTGCTCAAGTTTATGAAATCCTAAATCGCATCGGTGCAATGAGCATTGAGCAAATCCAAGAAGAGGAGGACTTAATCCGATGAAGATTAATTTCCCAATAGAAATAACAGCTGCTGATACAAACAAGCGCACAATCTCAGGAAAGATCGTTACATGGGATGAGCAGGGTTCTACTAGCGCAGGATTAACAGTATTTGAAAAAGACAGCATTGATTTCTCAAAGCCAGTCAAATTATTGCTTGAGCATGAAAGAACTAAGCCCCTTGGAAAACTTGTTGATATAAATGCAACAGATACAGGTTTAGAAGCGACCTTCCGTCTGGCAAAAACTTTTTCTGCGGATGACGCTTTGGAGGAGGCCGCTACGGGATTACGCGACGGCTTTAGTGTAGGTGTAAAAATTAATGAATGGAAAAATGAGGAAGGCGTGCTAAGAATTAAGTCAAGCACACTTCAGGAAGTTTCACTCGTTACAGATCCAGCAATTGACAGCGCAAGAGTGGCTGAGGTTGCAGCAAGTGAAACAACAGAGAATTCCGAAGCAACCGCTGAGGAAACCACAACAAAGGAGAACATAGTGTCAGAAATTACTTCTGAGGCTCCTATCGCAACCGAAGCGGTAGAAGCGACACAGGCTCCAGTTGTAACAGCCAACTACATGGCATACACAAAGCCACGCGTTGATACAAATGTTACAGCAGGACAATATGCAGCAGCACAGATTCGTGCAATTCAAGGCGACAATGATGCACGCGATCTACTTGCAGCATTAGCAATTGGAACAGTTTCAGAAAACACAGGAATGGTTCCACCAAATTACTTACGCGATGTTATTGGCGTAATTGATTCATCAAGACCATTTATTGATAGCATCGAGCGCGCACCGCTTCCTCCATCTGGGCTTAAAATCTTCACGCCTGTGCTTGGAGCGCAAGCCATTGTAGGATTAACTGCTGAGGGTGTTGAATATGCATCTCAAGATACAGCTGTTACTTTTCAAGAAGATAACATCGTTAAGTTCGCGGGCGCAAATGTGATAAATCAAGAAGTCCTTGATAGATCGGATCCGAGTTTTCTTGATTTGTTAATTCGTGAGTTGGCAGCATCTTACGCACAAAAGACAGATGCGTATGCAGCAAAAATTGCAGCTGATGGAGCAGATTCTTCAACAGGCTCAACACTATACAAGTCTATTGCAGACGGAATTGCTGATTCCTACAATGTAATGCGAATGACTCCTAACAAATTGTTAGTTGCACCTTCAGGTGGATATGTGAATATCGATTTTGCTAACATTCTTGGCGCAGTTGATGGCTCACAACGCCCACTATTTGCAGCAGCAGCTCCACAAAATGCAGCTGGATTAGTTTCTCAAGGATCGACAAACGGCACAGTTGCTGGACTTGATCTAGTTGTAGATCCTAACTACACAGGTAACACAGGCAACGCAAAGGTTGCTTTGGTTTATCCTTCACAAGCAATGCGATTCCACGAATCTGGCACATTTGAAATTCGCGCCAATATCGTTGCTAACGGCCGTGTCGAAATTGGCCTATATGGTTATGTTGCAGTAGTTAATCGCTACCCAACTGCTTTCCGTAAATTAGACATAGCTTAATTTAACTGAGTGCCTGTGGTTGCTCCCGATCACAGGCATCCATTAATGGGAGTTTAGAGAGGAACTTATGCCTACAATTATTACAGCATCACAGCTGAGATCTGTGTTGGGTGTAAGTTCCGCTCTTTATGATGACACTTATCTAAATCAAATAATAGATACAAGTGAAACTGTAATTTTGCCTATGCTAGTTACATTCAAAAGCCCAATTGAGAAAGTGTCGCTGACTGATAATGTCGCCACTTTTACTACACTAGGGATACATGAATTTACCCAAAATCAATCCGTTGTCATCACAGGATGTGGAAGCCCCTACAATGGAACAAGAACTATACTTGAAGAAAATCTTGGGCAATATACCTTCTCAGCTGCAATCACAAATGCCGACATCATCGAAGCAAATGTTATTCCATCTGGAGTCGCAACTTTATCTGGAGCATCAACTTATGTTGGAAACGCAGCTGTTCAATCAGCTGTCTACACAGTATCAGTCGAAGTCTTTCAAGCCAGACTTGCAGGTGGAGGACAAATCGAAGGAGTAGATTTCACTTCAACTCCGTTTCGCATGGGCAGATCGCTTTTCAATAAATGCGTTGGATTACTTGGCTCATACATGGACACCGAAAGCATGTGTCAATAAATGCCAGCATCAACAATTCTTTCATCAGTTAGACAACCACTTGCAACCGCTTTAGCAGGTGTTGCTGGAAATGTTTATGCTTATGTGCCAGAGTCAGTCATTCCACCTGCCGTTGTAGTTGTGCCTGATAGCCCATATTTAGAAATAGAAACAATTGGCAAAAGCCGAATAAGAACTAGAATTAATATGACCATTACAGCTGTGGTTGCTTACAATAGTAATCCAGCATCACTCGATAATATCGAGCAATTAATCATGAGCATTCTGGCAGTTATCCCAAATGGATATATTGTCGGAGAGGTCGAAAGACCAACTGTAACCACTATTGGTGCATCAACAATGTTGATCGCTGATATAAGAGTTTCAACCTACTACGAACAAACAATCTAAGGAGTCAAAGTGCCTACCACAGTAATCACGGGCAGAGATGTTACCTTCACAATCGGTGGTAACACTTTCGATGCTCAAGCAACAAGCGCAATCCTAACTGGAACAACCAACCGCCAAACTTACGAAACTTTAGACGGCAAAGCCTATAAAGTTATTGACAATGATTTCACACTAGCTGTTGAAATGTTGGCAGACTGGGGAGTTTCAGGATCTCTATGTGAGATTCTATGGGGTGTAACAGAGACAGCACCAAACACAGGAATTAACACAGTATTTACAGCTGCATCAGGCGCAGTATTTACATTCCAAGTGCTACCATCATGGCCATCAGCTGGTGGTGCAGGAAATGATGCACAGACTGTATCTTTAACATTCCAAGTTATTGGAGTGCCAGCAGAAAACTTCGCTTAACAATTAGAAACGGGAGCACTAATGAAACTACCAATCACAATTGAATACAGCTCAGGCGAACAAGCAACTTATATTGCCCAACCGCCTGAGTGGCAAAAGTGGGAAAAATCAACTGGAAACACAATCGGCCAAGCCCAAGAGAAAATGGGAATATCTGATTTAATGTTTTTGGCATATCATGCACATAAAAGAGAAGCTGCTGGTAAAGCAGTCAAACCTTTTGAAACTTGGTGTGAAACAGTTACTGATGTAATTGTTGGTGATGCATCCCCAAAAGCCACCCAGCAGGAAGCCTAAATCGCTTATTGGTTCAATTGGCAATAGCCACAAAGATTCCAATGAGTGAATGGGTTGATGCAGATGACATTATGACAGCGTTAGAGATATTGGAGCAGAGGAATGGCAAGTGAAGCAATTGCTTACAATCGCTCTGACTTGCGCGATATTCTTAAGGCTTTCAAAGCGATGGATGACCAAGCAACAGAGGAAGCAAGAAGTCAATCTGCTGCTCTGGCGTATTTTGCATCAGAGGAAATTAAACAAACAGCTGCAACAAGAACTAAGTCTGGCAAGGCAGTCCAGAGAGTCGCGGATGGCGTTAGGATCTCAAAGTCATCTAAGATCGGTGAGTTCAGATATGGATTCGCAAGTCAGAAATTTTCAGGTGGTGCTACTACGCAAACCTTATGGGGTGGCCTTGAGTTTGGTTCAAATAAATTCAAACAGTTCCCTGCATATTCTGGAAGGCAAGGTCGTGGATCTCGCGGATGGTTCATTTATCCAACCCTTCGCAGAATTCAGCCTGAATTGATTAACAAATGGGAAGCAGCGTTTGATCGCATTCTTAAGGAGTGGGGATAATGGCAACAGCTAATCGCACACTCAAACTCTCGATCCTTGCCGATGTCGATGAGTTAAAGAAAAGTCTTAAAACTGGCGAAACTGAAGTTAAAGGATTTTCTGACAAGGTTGGCGACTTTGGAAAAAAGGCTGCTGCTGCATTTGCCATAGCTGCTGCCGCTGCTGCTGCCTATGCCACTAAATTAGCCGTTGATGGGGTCAAGGCTGCAATAGAGGATGAGCAAGCACAGTTAAGGTTAGCCAGCGCATTACGAAGTGCTACAGGGGCAACAGATGCCCAAATTAAGGCTACTGAGGATTACATAAGCCAGACTTCATTGGCAGTAGGAATTGCTGATGATGCTTTAAGACCAGCATTTCAAAGATTATCAGTTGCAACTGGGGATGTAACTAAATCTCAGCAATTATTAAATTTAGCAATTGATATTTCAAAGGGAACTGGCAAAGATTTAGGTCAAGTTACCGAAGCCCTATCTAAAGCCTATGGTGGCCAAGATACACAATTAGCAAGACTTGGAATTGGTATTACAGCAGCTCAAGCCAAGCAATTATCATTCCGTGAGGAAACAGAATTACTTTCAAACCTTTATGGTGGAGCTGCAAGTCGTAATGCTGAAACCTTTCAAGGTCGTATCGATCGCTTAAAAGTAGGATTTGAGGAAGCTAAAGAAACTATTGGATTTGCTTTACTTCCAGTAATTGAAAGACTAATTGAATTTATTTTTGTTTATGGCACACCAATAGTTGATAAGTTCAGAGATGCTTTTAACATTATTAGAGATGCTATTGATAGAAACAAAGAATCATTTAATGAATTTTGGGTATTGTTAAAAGATAGAGTCTTTCCTATATTGCAAACAGTATTTGGATTCTTACTTGATGTTGGTGCTAAAGCAGCAGCAGCGATTATTGATGCCTTTGGAAAGATAGTTGGCGCAATTACTCCAGTATTAAACTTTATTATTAGCGCAATCAATAAAGTAATTGATGGAATCAACTTAGTAAAAACTGGCGCAGATATTGGCAAGATAAGCCCAATTGGTGCAAGTGGTGGTGGATTTAGCGGTGGTGGATTTGCAGGATTAGGAGCAGCTGGAGCAGGTGCAGGTGGTGGTTCTAGCGGTGGTGGTGCAGCTGGTGGATTTACTGGATTAGGCGGAGTTGGTGGCACAGGTGGTGGCGGTGCAGGTGGTGTTGGTGGAACTGCTGGCGCAACTAGCCTAAAAGATTTAGCAGATAAATTGTTAAGAGTTCAAGATCAATTTACAGAATTGACATTTCAAGTTGCAACAGGTGGAATAAGTAAGTCAGCTGCACAAAGACAATTTGATGCTTTAGAAGCACAATTTAGGGTGCTAGAAAAACAAGGCAATACATTAGCAGCCAATCCAAACATAGTTATCAATGTATCAGGTGCATTAGATCCTGAAGGAACTGCTAGAGCTGTTGCTAATCAATTAAATAGTCAGGCTGCTAGAAGCGTAACCGCGCTTAGGGATAGATAATGTCTGATTTTACACCAGACTGGAAATTAACTGTCGGTGGTGTTGATTACACTAATATCGCTATTTCTGATGTTCAGCATCAGGCTGGTAGATCAGACATTTATCAGCAACCGCTTCCATCATATTGTCAAATAACTTTAATTGCATTGAATGGCCAAACATTACCTTTTGACATAAATGACAGTTTAGATTTAAAAGTCAAAGATAGTTCAAATATCTATGTTAGTTTATTTGGTGGGGATCTCACCGATGTAACAGTTCAGGTCAGAAATACTGGTGCAGCAGCGACAGTTATTGAATACACATTATTGGCGATGGGTTCACTTGCTAAATTAACCAAAGAAATTTGGGATGACAACATTCCACAGGATGAGGATGGCAACCAAATCTATGACATTCTTTCTAGCGTATTGCTTGGAACTTGGAATGATGTGCCATCAGCTTCACAATGGTCAACTTACAATCCAACTGAAACTTGGGCAAATGCAGTTAATTTAGGATTAGGCGAAATAGATCAGCCCGGTCTTTACACAATGCAACATCAACCAACTACAACTGACACGATTTACAACATTATTTCAGATATTGCTAATTCAGCCTTTGGATATATTTATGAGGATAATGCTGGAAACATTGGCTATGCAGATGCAGACCACAGGCAAAATTATTTATTAACCAATGGTTATGTTGAATTAGATGCTGGTCATACTTTAGGTGCTGGACTTTCAACTGTTATGCGTTCAGCAGATGTTAGAAATGATATATACATAAATTATGGCAACAATTATGGCTCACAAAAAACAGCTAGTGATGCCGCATCAATTGCCCTATATGGCTACAAAGCCGAAACTATCAATTCTAGGATTCATGGAGCTGTCGATGCCCAAGCAATTGCTGATCGCTATATTGCCCAAAGAGCTTATCCAAGACCATCATTTCAATCCATAACCTTTCCAATAACTAACCCTGAAATCGACAACGCTGATCGTGATGATTTGCTGGGTGTATTTATGGGAATGCCAGTCAATATCAAAAACCTGCCAACTCAAATATCCAATGGCGAGTTTGAGGGTTATGTTGAGGGCTGGTCATGGAGCACAAGATTTAATGAACTATTTTTGACAATCAATGTTTCGCCTGTTGAGTTTAGCCAAGTGGCGATGCGTTGGAATACCACACCAATTACAGAGGCTTGGAACACTTTAAGCCCAACTTTGACATGGGAATACGCTACAATCGTAGCCTGAGATAAAGGACAATATGGCAACCACTACCAATTATAGCTGGAGCACTCCAGATGATACCGCGCTGGTCAAAGATGGCGCAGCAGCAATCCGATCACTCGGAACTGCAATCGACACCACAGTATTTACTAATGCTGGTGCAGCAATTAACAAAACGATTATTGATGCTAAAGGTGATTTAATTGTTGGAACTGCTGCTGACACCGCAGCAAGATTAGCAGTTGGCGGAACAAATGGTCATGTTTTGCAAGTAGATTCAACAGCAGGAAGTGGAATAAAATGGGGGGCGCTTGCCGCTGGTGCTTACACTTTATTAAGCACAACAACTTTATCAGGCTCATCAACATCAATTACAGGCATTGATCAAACTTATCAAGATTTATTTGTTGAAGTTTTTGGAATAACTTTTTCTACATCAAACCGAACTCCTTCATTTGGATTAAATTCTGGTGGTTCATTTAATATTGTTCAATTAGGCACAGTATTTGGAACTGGAACTGGAACAACAATTGGATTTAACGATCAGGCAGAAGATTTTCTTAGAACAAGTGCAGATAACACTTTCACAGTTTTAATTAACAATTACAAATCAACTACTGCTTACAAATCAATTTCAGGATATTGTGGGTATAGAGGTCAAAGCAGCAATTTAACGCGTTCTGTTATTCTTGGTTCTTATGTAAGCACATCTGCGGTTTCTAGCGTGCAGATAGCACTTGATGGTGGTAGGACATTTTCAACAGGCACAGTTAATATTTATGGGGTGAAATAATGACTAAAACAAAAAGACCAACAATCCGCGTTCATGATTCTCAAACAAATGAAGTTATTGATCGTGAAATGAATGATGATGAATTTGCAAAATATGAATTAAATCAAACAGAACAATCCGCTAAACAAGCCGAAGCCGAAGCAAAAGCAATTGCAAAGGCAGCAATCCTTGATCGTCTTGGTTTGACTGCCGATGAAGCAAAATTGATACTTGGCTAATGAAGGCTTGGTTATCTAAAGCTGCTGTTCAAATGCGTGAGCAGATTGACGACAGTTTTGCCGATAGATCACGCAAGTCGGATGGTTGGATTGGGAACGAAAAGCACCAAAACACTAAGAGCGATCACAACCCTTTGCCTAATACTGGTGAAGTTTGTGCTATCGATGTGGATGCCAAATTATGCGATCAGCCTGAGATGAGCATTTACTTAGCCGAGCAAATTAGAGTAGCTGCAAAAACCGATAAGCGGATTAGTTACATAATCCATTGTGGCAAGATTGCTAGTGCTAAATCATTTTGGCGTTTTGTCAAATATCGTGGCATTAACCAACACACGCGACATATACATATCTCATTCAAACCAAATCAAAAAGGCGAGTTTTTTGACATCCCACTACTAGGAGGCAAGTAATGAAACTATCTAAGAAACACAAAGCAGCAATCAAGTCATATCTAAGAGCTGTTGCAGCCTCTGGTATTACTGTTCTTTTGGCAATCGTTGCAGACATTCGACCAGAACTTGCAATACTTGCAGGTGCTTTAATTGCACCTCTTGCTAAAGCAATTGATCCAAGTTCAGGCAAAGAAGCTGATTATGGCGTTAATGCGAAATGACAGCAAACGAATTAGTCGCATTTGGCGTTGGCGTTTGCAGTATCGCGACCGCTTTATTGTTGGCTCTACGATGGGTTATTAAAAGTTTCTTAAGCGAACTTAAGCCCAATGGAGGCTCCAGCATCAAAGACACCATTTGCAGATTGGAATTACAAAGTTCTCGACTCGAAAAGCGTGTTGATGATCTGTTCACTCTAATTAGTAAGCAATAATTTTCCTATGGCGAACACACGAAAACCTATCAAACGCAAAAAGATCAATCGTCGAGTCGTTCGCCAAACTCCTGAACCATTATCAAAAATGGATCAACATTACTTGGCATTACACACTTGCTACTCAGCTGCAAGAAAAGCAGGTTTTACGCCTGAGCACGCTTTTTGGCTTATGACGGAGCATAAAACTTTTCCGAATTGGATCGTAGGGGATGGCGGCATCATTCCTAGTATTGATCCCACAGAAGAAGATGACGATTAAAGCCAATCGTAGGTATTTAGTAACACCAGATTTACAGATTCCTTTGCATCATCCAGCAGCTGTAAAGAACCTCATAAAAATGAGCAAGCATGAGAAGTTTGATTATGTGTTAAATGTTGGTGATGAGCTCGATATGACTAGTCAAAGTCGTTGGGTAAAAAATACTAAGACTGAATTTGCCGAAACTTTAGATCAAGAGCGATCCATTGCTCAAGACATTCTTTACGATCTAGGCACGACAGATATCATTAGATCAAATCATACGGATAGATTGTTTACCACACTCTTAAAAGGTGCTCCATCATTGCTTGGATTACCAGAATTAGTTTATGAAAAATTTATGTCCTACGCAGAACTTGGAATAAAATTCCACAAGCGCGCTTATGAATTCGAACGCGGATATTTTTTAGCGCACGGAGATGAGGGGGTCATGTCTAAACATGCTGGCATAACTGCCCTAAACCTTGCCAAAAAATGGCACTCAGGGGCTCATGGAGGCGTTGTTTGTGGGCATACCCATAGGCAGGGTGCTGTAAGGCATCAAACTGGCTTAAACGGGCGTTATTCAACGATTTGGGGCATAGAGGCTGGTCATCTTATGGATATGAAGAACAAAGCGAGTTACCTAAAATATGCGTCAGCCGACTGGAATATGGGATTTGTAGTTCTTAATTTTGGCAAGAAAGGCATGAGCGTAGAAATAGTGCCAGTTAATCACGATGGCTCATTCAGCTACAATAAGCGTTCCTATGGGTCTTGAAACCGACTATCGGGATCGTTCGATTGATGATCATATCGATGAATTTGAGGATATTAATGTTATCTAATCGTTATAGAACACGCCGACACACAGGTAGATAATTAACTTGATTTAGGTCAAACTTTATGTATTCACAGAGATGCTGTGGATATGTAAGGGAGCGACATGTGGAAAGAGTTATGGTGTGGAAAGTGTGATAAACACACAATTTGGTTCAATACAAAGAAAAATCCACCATTTGCAAATGAATACGAGTGCAGAAATTGCGCAAAAATGTTGGTGAGCGCATGAAAATACAGATTGACTTGAAAGCTGCTGATTTTGAGCAGTTATGGATTAACTCAATGGAATGGATGAATAACGATTGGCAAAAACAAGCAGATCGATTTGATCCAAGCCCATTATTTAGCTGGGGCTATGCATATTGGTTTGATAATTATGCAGCCCTTAAAATGGCAGAAGGTTTTTTAAGTTCATTAGGCAAGAATTACGCAACGCACAGCGATGAAAATACAGGCGATTGGCTCATACTGACCAACTATGCCAGCCCTTGCCACTTACGCAAGAAACTGGTGAACGCATGATTGAAACAACAACAGGCTGGTTAGTGCTTTATAGCGTGCTAGGTTATTTTATTGTTTGGGGCATTTTTTCAACAATTAAAGAAAACTATGGCCAGACAATGTATTGGAGAGGCCGTAAAGACGGTTATGACATGCACCGTAGGATCACAGATTCCAAGCGAGATCAAGTATTTGATTATGACAAAAACTGAGCAACTCTTTGAAGAAGTCATTCAAATCTTGCACTCAAGAGGTTCTCAATATGGGCATCCAATTGGAAACCATAAACGCATCGCCGAACTCTGGTCAGCTTATCTTGGTTATCCAATCCAGCCAAATGAGGTTGCAATACTCATGTGTTTGGTCAAAATCAGCAGACAAGCTGAGGATCCTAGAGTCGATGACAATTACAAAGACGCACTTGGATACATCTCAATTGCTAAAACAATAACTGACGCAATGCAAGACGACGATGGAGTGTGGGCTGATGGGATTTAATTTAGACGATTATGAAGATGTGGCTACTTTGAACAAATGGTTTATATCTAATTTTCCTCAAGGAAGATCTGATATTTCTGTTATCAGCCATGATCCTGTCAATGGTTATATCTTGGTGCAAGCAACTTTGTGGCGAGATAGCAAAGACGAGCAACCAGCTGTAAGTAACATTGCTTTTGGTAGCAGAGAAACTTACATGCCTAATATGAAAAAATGGTATGTCGAAGATACTGCTTCAAGCTCATTAGGGCGAGCAATAATCTTGCTTAAAGGCTCAAACAAAACAGCTACAAAAGATGACATGAGAAAGGTTGAAAGTGAACCAATTAAAAACATTTATGGCAAGAGTGGCAATTCGCAGATTATTGAAATGGCACTCCGAAAGTCATTTGCAGATGATGCTAAGCCAACAAGCGAACCTACAACATGGACAGTTGGAGATGTTGCAGAAGCCTTATCGACCAAACCTAAACAGCAAGAATGCTCACATGGCTTAATGATCTTAAAAGAGGGAACTGCCAAAACGGGTCGCCCTTTTTATGGATATGTATGCAGCGCACCGAAAGGTCAGCAATGCGATGCTAAGTGGGCGGTTACAGCTGCAAATGGCAGTTGGTTTTTTAGAGAGGAGGAATAAATGGGCGAAATGATAATGATTGATGGCTCTGGTCTAACTGCGACTTTTACAGATAACGGAGTTATAGTAGAACCATCAACGATTGTTTGTGATACTTGCAACGACGACAGATTACTTCATGAGGGCGATCTGCTTCGATGCTATTCCTGTCATTCAATCAATCGGATTCCATAGTGCCGAATTACGAATACGTTTGTGATAGAGAGGGGTCGAGTATTGTATTGGATCTTCCGATGCAGCACGAAATCCCTCTTTGTCAAGTATGTGGCTTTGAACTAAGTCGTGTCTTCACAGCAGTTCCTGCAATCTTTAAGGGAACAGGATGGGCTGGTAAAGGTGGTTAAGTTTAGATGCAACTTTTGTTCAGCCAATTCGGAGTTTATCTGGTTGGATGGCTACAAAGCAGCTGATGGTTTCAGAGTATTCCAATGCCTTAAATGCTGCGCTATTGGCACAAAGAATCTAGCCGAAGCAACTGACACTCAAGAGCCTGTTATTCGATGTGATCAATGTGGATCTTGGCAATTTACAGATCAGAAATGTCATACATGTTTATTGATTGGGGCTAAGTAATGGATGCTGGATATTGTGAAACTTGGTTGGAAACAGATGACCTACGAATAATGACTTGCCGTCTGACCTGCGGTTATGTTAATTAAAATGAAATCCTATTTGACATATATGATACCCTTAAACGCAAATTCGCTTTTAGAGCGAAAGGGCGATCTGCGAAGCAGAAAGATCGCAAGGTTTGGTTTGGTGATATCTCTGTCTTTAGCAATGACAATAGCCTTTCTAAAGAATGATTCCGTAGCTCTTAATTACAAACCAACACACTATAAGCAATACATACTAATGACATTAAATGATATTGATCAGACTTATTGTCTTATAGATCTTTATACAAAAGAGAGTAACTTCAACCCAAAGGCTAAGAACGGTAGTCATTATGGTATTCCTCAAGGTAGATCTAAGTATCTTGCAACAGCTAATGGCATTCAACAGATACAATGGGGTTATCGTTATATTAGTAACAGGTATGGAGTAACAGAGGATGGTGTGCCTGATGCGTGTGCAGCATGGGATCATTGGCTTAAGAAAGGTTGGCATTGAGTAATAGTGCATTAAGATCTACTGGTTCTACTAGGCATTGGAGGTCAATAAGAAGTAGGATCCTTCGCAGGGATCAGTTTATTTGTTTCTATTGTGGGCAAGAAGCTACAACCGTCGATCATGTAATTCCGAGAAGGTTGCAAGGAAACGATTCTGACGACAACCTCGTCGCAAGTTGTAAAAAATGTAATTTAGTCAAAGGTGGGCGCTTTTTTGTGCGTGGAAGGACAC